ATAGTTACTAATGCTAAATCTAATGCAAGAAAGACAGGAGATAATATTTTAAATATTGGCTCTATGGTGCATAAGTTTTGTGAGATGTGGCTTAAAGGCGAGAAATTTACTGACCCAAGCGACCCTGTAATATTAAGTTGCTTTGAGAAGTTTAAAAGGTTTTGGACTAAACATAAGTTAAAAGTTGTTGAGTCTGAAAAGGTTTTATATTCTGAACGTGGGTTTTGTGGAACTTTAGACTTAATTGCTAAAGACTCACAGAATAACCTATGGCTAATAGATATAAAAACTTCAAAAGGTTTGTTTCTAAATATGGTTCATCAACTACATGGATATAAGTTGGCCTATGAAGAACAAACAGGAAAGAAGATAAATAAGATGTATATAGTTAGACTCCCTAAAGATAGTGGAGATTTTGAAGCTAGACATGTCTTATATAAAAAGGAACACTTAAAAGCATTTCTTGGATTATTAAGTTGTCATAAGTCCGAGTTGTTGTTTAACGAGTCAGTACGTCAATATAAACTAAAAAAAGGAAAACAAAATGTACGAAAAAACTAAATTTGACAAACCATTCTGCGGATTATCAATGAGATTATTCCCAACAGGAAATCAAAGCCCTAAATATGAGTATAGTGGAGAAGCTAGTAAAGTGAAATTTACTTGTAGTTTAACCAAAAGAAAATATGGGTTATCACAAGTTAATGATTGGTTTAATACACCTGAAGTTCAAGAATATACTAAAGCTGGATATGTTTTAAAGTATATGACTAAAACACAGGAAATGCAAAATCCACCTCAATATGCAAAAGGTAATCTTGAACAGATTATTTGTTTGGTTATGATTAAACCTTATAAGCCTAGTGCTAATGTAGATGGATTTAAACCTATTGGTCAAACTGTTCCACAGTACACACCACAACCAATGACACAGGCTCAACCCTCTGCACCAGATAATGCTGTTCCAGTACAGAATATGAATGATATGGATGACGAGATACCATTTTAATTATGAAAAAAATAATTAAAAAAGTAAATATTTGGTCTTTATATTATCGTACAGAAATTGTATGGTTTATATCTGGATTTATATTAGGAGTCTTATTGTTTTAATTATGCTTGATTTTGATAAAACTTTTGAAAATGAAGTTGGTTCGTCTAAAGATAAAGAAATTTATAAATTAAAAAAAAACATGGCTATAAAAGAAGAAGAAGTACAAGCCTTATATTTAGAAGTTAAACAACAAAGAAGTTTGGCTGAAAAATATGAAATAGAAAACAAACATCTTAAACAACAAATAAAACAATTAGAAAAAGAAGCAGAGGAAATGTTGTTGTATCCATGATAATATTTGGTCATTCAATACACAGAAAATACAATAGACTTGTCGTAAAGATAGTTGCTATAATATTTATGATTGTTATAGCAATTAGTCTAATGTCTTGTGATAAATTAGATTTTAACCCAACAACAAGTACACTAAAATATATGTTAAAGGAGAAAAAGAATGAGCAACCAATTAAGTGATCAATTATATAAAAAATTAGAAGAAGCATCTAACGAATGGGCAGAGTGGCAAAAGAAAGTAATTATTTTAGATGAGGGTAGAAAAGCAGTATTTTCTGCGTGTGTAATTAAACATAAGAAATTAGTTAAAACTATGTCTGAAGCTGAACATGAAGCTAGAATAGATAAAGACTATAAAATGATTGTTGAACAATATGCAGAAACAGAAAAAGAATTAATTAAAGCTAGATATAAATATGCCAATATAGATAGATATGTCAGTTTAAAACAATCAGAGTTAAAAAGAGATTTAGCTTTGAATAGTAAAGTTTAATGAATTTCACTAACGAGAATTGGATTGCTCCCTTGTTAATCAGTTAGTGAATAAAGTTGTTAGCGAGAGTTAACAGTTTGGTGGGGTGGTTTTGCTCTCTCTTTACCACCCTATTTAATGTTTAGTAATATCAAAATATTTTATGCTAGTTTTAGATGTGATAGGAGTTTCAGTATAGTTATAATCTATTAGATCAACTTCTGGATGCTTCTGTATATCAGAAATCATTTTCAATAATTTAGTTTTATTAGGAGTTACATCTATAAATCTAAAATTAACAAAATGCCCATAAGGATTATGTACTGTTTCTAATTGAAATTCTAAATCTATAATTACTGCGTCTATGTCCATTAGGACATATTACTTCTTTTTGTTTCTATTTAAAACCTTATCTGTCATCTTGGTAGAGAAAGTTGCAGTAAATACTATAATAACTAAATACCAAACACTATCAGGTAAATCGTTTATTATTCTTACCCATTCTTCAAAGTTATCTCTAGTGCTTTCAAAAAATCCAGTACTCAACATTCCAATTAGCCACACGAGTAAAAGTTCATCTTTAAAACTTTTATCTTGGCTTTTAATTCTAGTTATATCTACATCTTTTGCGGCTTCTATTTCTGCGGCTCGTATTGTTTTAACTTTTTCAGCTTTGTGTTTAAAATGGTCAGTTACTTTACCAACTGCTAATTTTGTAAGTGGGTTATTCAATAAACTAAAAATCATAAATATGTGTTACTTGTTAAAAATAATAATGTTATCCAATATAACACAAGAGCAGAGTAAATAAAATGAGTAAAGTTCATTCATTCCTAATATTCCTTATTTTTTATTTTGCAACTCTTTTGCTAATTCGCAGTAATGAATTATCTTATTCCACTTCTCATCAAGGTGTTCTCCATCTTTTTTTCGAAGTGCGTATTTTATAATATTACCTTGTATGAAATCAAGTTTATTTGCGACTATAAACTCAATAGGTTGGATTTTATATTCCTTGTAGTGCTTCCCACCTATTTGCTTGTCAGTAGCCTTTAAAGTCGTTCTCTGTGGCCTTAACCTAGACAATTTTACCTATCCAATCGCCTTTTTTATTAATAACCATAGGAAGTAGTCTAGGTATTCCATTAAGTATAATTCCACAACCTAGAATAAACCTTGTCTTAAAGTTCTTAGCATAGTTAAAAGCCATAGACTTTTGATTAATTAAACAACCAACATTCATACCAAAGAATAGATTGTCAGGATTTGCCCAATAGCTTATTACAAATTTAGTATGATAATGGCCTTGAACTGCTGACATACCCATAGCTTGACTTACCTTTAATACATCTGCACTTCTTCCATGTGTAAAAAAACATCTTTGGCCATTAGACATTGTAAGAGTTAAATCATCTATCCACTTCCATTTTCTAGTACCTAAAAAATCTCCATAAGGTTTTAGGAATTGTTTAGACATTCCATATTTTAATGCTCGTCTATAAACTAGGCTTGAATGGTTACTATCAACTTCTGTAACTTCTGGGAATATTGCTTCTAATTGTTGTATGTATTCTTTGGCCTTATCTAGTTCATGTCCAGCAGAATATAAATCTGGGTTATGTTCGTGCATAGATATAGCATGAAAGTCTAACAGATCGCCAATGTTAATTATTCTATCTGGTTTAAATTCTTTTTTGATTTCTTTTAAAAATGTTATTGAATCCTTATGTTGATAAGGTAGGTGCATATCAGAAATAACAAGTATTTTTTTATTGTTCATACAAGCATAACTTGTACCTTATTTAGATAATAATGTAAATATTACATAGCCCATAGCACTTATAAGTGAGCCAGTAGAAATTAGTAAAATTTTTTCTAATCGTTTTACTCTTTCTTCTATTGAGTGGATTTTATTGTGAGTTAGTTTTTGCATTATACGACAAAGTTTTTCGTGTGATTCTATTTTTTGTAATGCGTTTAACTTAGCCATTATTTTTTTTTCTTTCTTCTTAAATCAAGATCATGTTTTCTACTACCTCGTAAAAAACTATTTACTCTACCCATAGACCAAGAAGCCATAGAAGTCTTTGGTCTGCTTCCACTTCCTAAAAATGCACCCTGACCTCTACGATATACTTTCTTTAATTGTCCAAGTGTGATGTTTTTTCTATTTTTTGCTTTTGCTCTAAGTGTTGAGATAACTTGTGCAGATAGTGGTTTTCTTCTTATAGCCATTATTTATACCTCGCTTTAAACATTGATTTTGGTATTCTTTGACCTTTTTTATAAGCATCTGACATAGCTTTAATAAGACTTGCTCTAGCTGATCTTTTACCACCTTTAAGACCTGATAAATACTTTTTAGGAATTTTAGTTTTTTTATCCTTTGAAACTCTACGTATTTTCATTTTCCCACACTTTTCATAGCTTTAGTATGTGCAGAAGAAAAAGTAGCACCTTTTTTCATAGCATTAGCCATAGATCGCATATGTTTTAACGAGTGATGTCGAGCATGACTTTTCATAGTCTTTTGCTGTCTAGGTTTTAAACCTTTAATGATTCCTGTGATTGATGCTACTTTTACCATTTACTTCTTCTTATTCTTTTTTTTTTTCTTTTTCTTCTTCTTAGGTTTCATACTATATCCATAAGCCATGTTATTTTCTCACTTTCTTTTTTTTCTTTTGTTTCTTCATAATTGCTTTTTGTAAAGCCATTGGTAGTTTTTTTTGTTTTTTAGTTAGCATATTATCTCCTAGTTTTGTAATTTACCACCAGACCATTTTGCTTCTGGTAATCCATTAGTATATGATTTGCCATCAAATGTTAAGACTTGTTTTCTATTAGAACCATCTTTATACGATACATGAATCCACCCACTATTCGCTTCGCCTGTCCAATACTCTAAAATTAATTGATCAAAGTCACAATGGTTTTCAATCCATAAAGCTACTTCTAAATTACTAACACCAGCTATTTCAAAATCAGCCGCCGCCGAACCATTAGCACAAGTATGTTGTGAATTTTCTGAACTACCAATAGCTAGACAAAGTTTTTTACTACGATAGCCACTTGTTATTGTAACTGGTTTATCAAACTTAACTCTTACTGGCTCTAGTATCTCATAACAAAGATCGCCTAGACTTTTAATCTCTCCACTACCAGCTTTATTAGTTATACCTTTTCTAGTAGCAGTTTGAGATTTCTCAAATTCTTCTAATGTAAAATGTTTTGATAGTTGCATAGTTTTAAACCATAGTTAAGCAAGTGAGTAAATGGTGTGTAAATACCCACTTGCACTTTTTATATATCAGTTTTTTTTTATAATATCAATTCTGTTAAAGAACTATTTGAACCTATTGTGCCTTTATAAAAAGTATTAAATGCTAAACTTATTCTAGTATTTGTACCATGCTTTGTATCTACTTGATGTTTTGTTGAAGATGGAAACATTATTAATTCTCCGCTTTCAACAGAAAACCACCATGTATCAGAGTTCCATATATTAAAATTTTTTATTTCAGGTTTTATTTGTTCATAACCTTTAGGATTTGTAAATTTAATAGAATCATTTTTTTTATTACAATTAAAATAAAAAACACCAGATACTACTGAATTTGCGTGTTCGTGAGAATGATGAAACTCATCTTTATTAGTATAGTTTAACCAAGATTGAGTTATATAAAGTTTAACATTATTTTTAGGAGATATAATTTTTTTTAAATAATCATCACAACATTGCTGTATAAAGTTTTTTATATTTTTTAATTCTGGTTTGTTTAATATATAATTATTAATAGTATTAACATTGCCAACATTTTTAACACAGTAATTTTTTTCATTTTTTATAAACTCTAATTCTTTTTTGTTAAATATTCTTCCTATGTTATTTTGATAAATTGGTGTTGGAAATAAATTTTGTATTGTTGAATTTTTCATAAATTATTTTATATTTGTATATTTATATAATTATCTCCATCTCCTATTTTACCAATAGGTAAAAAATTAAAAGCTAGTGAATGTCTTACAATGTTAGAATTATTTTTTAATATTTTATGATGTACTTCACTAGGAAATAGAATCATAAGTCCATCTGTAGGTTTAAACTGATACTCTAAACAATTATGTATATTATATTTTTCAACATTTAAGTTAAATCTACGATTACTAAAATCTTCAAAACTTATATTTCCAGAATTGTCATCTGTTTGTAAATATAATATTCCACTAATCATTGAATTATTATGATTATGATAGTTTGAACTTTGACTTGTTTTAGTTTTTGTAAACCAAGATGTTGTTATTTTAAACTCATTGTCATATTTCATTACATTATGAGCAAAATTATAAAATTCTTTCATTATTTGTTTCTTTAAAGAACTAAATTTATTTTGTTCTAACACAGACATTGAGATTGAAGATGAACATATATTCTCAATATCTACTGATGTTTTTGAACCAGCTTTTTCAAAATCATTATTCATCATGGATACAATTTTTTTAGTATCAATATCTAGTTTTTTTATATAAAAAACTTTAGAAAATAAAGGTATAATATCGTAATTCATTCACACCATTTTTATTTAATATTTATTCAATTAAATCCCAGCTTACTGTTGATTCATTCCATGAATATGTTTTATCATCATCTGGTTTTAACAAAGGTGCTTCCCAAACACAAGTTGTTTCATTTAAAATCCAACTATTAAATGGTTTTGGTGCAATAAAAGCATCTTTTGATTCATCATAAGTATAACCAATGCAACCATAATTTTTTCTAAATGGTGTTCCACCTAATTTATGTATCCCAGCTAATGTATTATAAGAAGTCTGTTTCCAAACATCACTTGTTCCATAAAGATTATTTAAAAAATTTACACCAGCTTCTTCATTTGTTGCAATATCATTTGATACTATTTCAATTTTTTCAACTAAATTTTCTGTTCCTATTTTACAAAAATGAGCCATAATTTTTTAAGCAGTATAAGTGCCACTCCCTGTAAATGTTAAAATTGTATTATCTCCAGATGTTGTAACAGTAGGAGAACCACTTTGTGTTCCTGTATAAGATGCTGTTGGCATCTTTAAAATTACAACACCAGAACCACCATTTCCTCCATTTGAATTAGGTTGTCTTTCACTACCACCTCCTCCACCACCAGTATTAGCAGTTCCATTAGCACCTTGACCATTTGAACCAGCACCTCCACCTCCTGAGCCACCTGAACCAGATGGAGTGCCATTAAATAATGAACCACCTCCACCTCCAGCATAATTAACTGAAGAACCTGTTATTGAGTTTGAAGTTCCATTACCTCCATTACCTCCGGAGCCACTACTTCCATTTCCACCTGTAGCACCAGCTCCACCACCACCACCAGCACCATAGTTAGCAGAACCACCACTTCCATTACCACCATTATTACCTTGACTTGGAGATGTACTTGGAGTGTTTCCAGAGCCACCTGAACCAGGAGAATTTCTTCCCTCTCCTCCTCCACCAGAACCTCCATTACCAGCAGTAGCAACATTTTCAAAAGCACCACCACCTCCACCAGCAGAAGTAATAGTTGTTAAATCTGTACCTGATATTTCAGAATTAGAACCATTAACACCTCTTGAAGAATATGCTGTACCCCCAGCACCTCCAGCACCAACTGTTGCTGTAATTTGAACGTCTGGTGCAACTTCTTGCGTAGAAGTTCTGTAACCTCCAGCACCCCCTCCACCACCATGAGGATTCGGGCCGCCTCCAGCACCACCAGCTACAACTAAAAATTCTATATTATAAGGTGCTGGTGGGGCAGAGCCTCCAGAACCAAAACCTAATACTTGATAACCAAATGATTTATTTTTTCGTGTTTGTATATTTTTTGTATTCTTGCTAGAAATGAGTTTATTTTTTAAATCTCTCATAATTACGCATCATTAGCCGCATCAGTAGTAAAGAATATTTTAATACCTAGAACTCTTGCATCAGCACTAAATGTATCTCCACCAGCATTTGCATCTCTAAATAATTGAAAGTAAGTTAATTGATCAACTGCTGGACTACCAGCAATAGTAACTGCACCACTTTCTGCTGTTACTTGTTGATCTTTAACAGTTCCTATACCAGCATCTGTAACATTTATTGCTGTTCCATAAGTAACGTCAATAGTATCACTATCTCCACAAGAAACCCCCTGTAATCCAAAAATACAATTACCTGTGTTTGTAGAAGCTGGTGTCCAATATACTTGATAAGTTACTGTTCCCTCATTCCATGATTTAGGAAATGCTACTGAAAATTGTGCAAATTCATCTGTACCAGCATCAAAGTCTAATACTTTCATATCAGGTCTTGTTGCTGTTGTTTCTACTTGTTGTGCGTCTGCTGGATTAGTTGTAGCACCATACATAGCTGAAGCTGGAACCCACATAGTTTCTTTACCAACTGTTTTAGTTAATCCAGTTGTTGATGTTAATGTTCCAGCTACTGTTACATTTCCAGAATTATCTCCAGAAATCCAAGTTGTAGTTGTTGAACCATCATAACCAGCAATTACTAATTGTCTGTCGTCAGTTGCACTTGGAGCATTAACTTTACCAATAATTACATTACCATTACCACTTGTTACATTTAGTCCAGCATCTTCTCCAAGCATAGTATTATAATTTGCGGCACTATTTAATCCACCACCAGCTAATTTTCCAACAGCAGTATTATTAGTACCACCATTTACAGATTGACCTGCATAAGCACCAATAAAAGTATTACCACCACCAGTACCAACAGATGAACCAGCATTATAGCCAAGTGCTGTATTTTGATTTGCGGAAGTTAAAGCATCTAACGCACCAATACCAACGCCAGTATTATTTTGTGCATCATCTAAAGTTCCATGTGTTGCATGACCAATTAATAAACTGTCTGTAAAATTTGTTCCTTCTTGTTTAAATGTAATTCCACCAGCATCACTATCTTGAAAATCAACTGTGTTAGCTGTAAAATTAACAGTTGCTAAAGTTATATCTCCAGCACCATCATACATTTTTAAAAGTTGAGCAGTTGCAGCACCAGAAGTATCCAACCAGATCGTTCCAGCGACAGCACTACTAGGTCTTGAAGAACCTGAATTAGTTGAATTAATAGCAGATAGAACATTGTTTATATCTGTTCTAACTGTAGGGAATGATGCGTTTGCTATGTTATAATCGTGTTGTGCCATAATGTTTTCTTATATCCCTTTTAGAACCCTTTTGCAATAAAATCAAATGTTTTAGATACTGCTGAACCACTTGCATTTTTAAATGTTACATTAAAACCATTGATTGTTTTAGATTCTACTAAAAAAAAATCTCCAGTTGCCATATCTTCTGCTGTAATTCCAACTGCATAATTAACAGTTTTATAAGGGTTTGTAAATGATACAGTTTTAGTTGCTGCACCTGATGTTATATCATTTCCACTAAATATTCTATCTTCCATATCTATTGTGATTGATACTTCTTGAACTACAGGAGTAGAAGCTAAATCACTAGAAGTTAAAACAACTCTAAATTTAAAATATCTAGCTGTATAATTTCCTATAACAAAATTTTGAAAATCAGTATAAGTAGAGTTGTCATCACTTGTGGCAATTTCTAAATGTGCATTAGAGTTGGCTGGTGTATCTCCATCAAAGCTAGAATTTTGTGAATCAAATAGTCCTGATCTATTATCAAATAAATCATCTGGGTCATCAGAAGTTTGTTTTAAAGTAGCTGTAATTCTAGTTGTATGTTTAGCACCTATATCAACTACATCAGCAAATAAGTAATTACCACTTGCATTAAAGTCTGCATTACTAACACCTGAATCAAAAAATCTAGTTGTTTCTGCATCAAAGTTTCCACTAGCTGAATCAAATAATTCTGAAGAATCTAATCTTAAACTGCCATCTACTATTGTAGTATCTGTCAATGTTCCATTAAAATTAGGGTGTTCTGATACAGAAGTTATTGTATTAAAATTTTGTATTCCAATAACATTAGAAACTATTGCAGTTGCATTAGAACTTGCATTACCTAATTTATCAAATGCTTTTATAAGATAGGTTCCAGCCCTAGCTGGAACTGTAACTGATGTTGCTGGTCTTGATACTTTTTCTACTAAAGATACAGAGTTTGCCCAATCTCCTGTGCCATCTGTTTCTGTTGAATATCTAATTTGATAAAAAGCTAAATCTAAATCAGGTATTTGTGTCCAAGCTAAATGTGCTTCTTGTCCTAAAATATTACAAGAAAAATCTGTTACATCTGCTGGTGGTTCAATAGCACCTACAATAGTTCTAGTTGCTGTTACATAAGCTGATGATACACCAAGAGATGATACAGCTTTAACTCTTACATTATAAATCTTTTGGTCAATTACATTTAAGACTCTGTGATTTAATCCTGAACCTTGTGCATAAATTATAAAATCTGAATCTGTACTTAATTTGTATTCTACTTGGTAATAATCAACAAAACTATCAGCAGAAGCACCAACAGTTACATTTAAAGCTACAATTACAGTTCCATCATTATATTCAATTAACTCATCATCTAAAGTTACACTTGATGGTGCTTGAACAATAAAAGGATTAGGAAGATTAGTAGATGGTGTAGATGCTACTTGTGCTTTACTTGCCCAAGTATAGTGACTAGCTTGATATTCAACAAGAGATAATCCTATTGTGTAATCTTCGTTAAAGGTCAAACCCATAACTCTAAATGCTTTTGCAGAAAAACCTAAAGAACTATGTGTAATATTTACTATATCTCCAATGGCTAAATCATAAGCATCAAAGCTAACATTAATACCAAGTGTTAATGCTTCTCTTGATCTTCTTAAAATAACTTCTGCCATCTCCTCTGCTTGATATGGACTTGTAAGTGTCTTAAATGTAAATCTACCCTCTAATAAAAATCCACCATCAACAGTTTTCATAGTTGCGTGTCTATCTGCACTTGATAATCCACTATCGTCAATAGGTGGAAACTGAACTTCATTAACTTGAAAATTTCTTGCTGGGTCAACAAAGCCAACTATAACTCTATTGTATCTTTCATTTTTTGTTGGGATAGATAAATTATATCCACCTATAATATCATCTTCTGTTAATGTGATTGATGCACTTCCTGTTGTTTCAATAATTAAACTATACTTACCTTGTGTGTATGGAAGATAACCTCTGCAACCTTTTAACATTTCTCTAACATTATCTATAATTTTTTGTGATGTGTCTAATGCAGTATTTGTATCAAAAATATTTATATCACTTGCACCTGAATATGGTGTTACTTGTGTTTCACAAACAACTGAAGCATCATAAAAACTTTGTAAATTTATTTCTGAAATTGCTACACCTTTTCCATATCTTTCATTTGTTAAATAATCTAATAAACACCAAGCTGGATTTGTTTTATAAGCCGCAGTTTGTGCATCTAAATCAGAATTATAAAATACAACTTTTTTACCTTGTATCTTTGCTTGGACTTTAGGTATTCCAGTAAATGCGTCTTGATTCCATTTAAATCTTAATGCTAAATAACATAAACCAGATAATTTATGGTTACTTCCCCAAGATGATAATGTTGATAATAAAGATGATGCTGATTGACCATCTGTTCCATAATGAGGTTCTACTCTAATTAAACTTTCACTATCTTTAAAAAAATTACTATCTCCACTTCCTACTTCTACTTCTGTTCCATCTGAAAAACTAGATGCAAATGTAACAACTTTATCATCTACTCTAATTTCTTCTATATCGTTTATTTCTCCCTCCGACATAACGATTGCCATATATAAATAAGTATTATCTGTTCCTGAAGTTTCCATAAAGACTCTAGTTCCACCAACAAGTCTTTCTCCAAATATAATAGGAATGTTTGAGTCATTAGATTGTTTATTAACTAATAAACCTCTTTCAAAATCATCAAATTCATTTGTACCAAAATCTTCTATTTCAGGAACTTTTGGTCTTAATATCCAAGCAAGAAATAAACTAACACCTAATGCGACTAATGGATTTACTCCAAGAAATCTTAAAATAGGCGATACTGCTCTTCTAACAACACTCCTAATACCCATTATTTTCTACCCCATTTAATATCTTGTACTGTTTGTGATGAAAAATTCATACCCACGTCTGCACTAAAAAATCTTTGTTGAGAAGTGTTGTTTGTTTTTCGACCATTTTTTTTTT